CACGAGCGCATCGAAGTTATCCGCGCCGACGATTTGAATAATCGAGCCGTTGACCAGCTCAATTTTCATTTCGTCGTCAATCTTGCGCCGGATCAGCTCACGCGGGAACGTGGCTTGTATGAGGTTCTTGCCCTCGCTGGTGATGTTGTCCCACACCACCTTTCGGCCCTGGCGCAACGTGGGCAGGCAATGCCAGTAGAGCCCCACGCGCTCGAATGCCTGTTTGCAGGCTTGCGCGAGCGCGGTGCGGTCTTTGCCGCCTCGGCGGTGGCACACCCACACGGCGAACTTGCACCCGCCATCCATCGCTGCCATGTAGGGCACCTGATAGTGCCGGGGCTCCATCCCCCCCTGAATCGCGAGGTCAGGCATCGGGCACCTCCTCGGCGTCGATCACCTCACCACCCGGCGGGCCGGGGATGTAGCGCGGGGGCGCGATGTGCTGCGCGATGGGCGAGCAATAGACCCCGGCCACGGGCTGCGCGGCTTCTAGGGTGAGCTTTTGAACAATGATGCGAAGAGCCGGATTCGTTGTCTCCTCGCGCGTCACGAATTGCTGGCCGAATCGCAGGAACACGCCGGGGCTTTTGTGCGCCACGTTTTCGAGGTAGCGGGTTGCGCCCACTTGCTCGAACGCGGTGAAGAAGCAGCGCCGCATGTAGGCGTTCAAGCGCGTGACGGTCACATCGTCGTCGGCGTTGCTGTCGTCGCCGAGGTCGGGCAGCGCCGGCCCGGGGGAACCCTGCGACATCGCGGGCGCGCCGGTGTCGTCACCGGGGGCGGGCGATTTGCGGGGGCGGCCGGGGCCACGGCGCGGCGTGGCGGGCTGTTGCTGTTCGAGCTTTTTGCGTTCGCGCCACGCACGCTGGCGCTCGGCCTGCGTCATCGGCCGTTTTGCTTCGTCGCCCATTGCATCGCCCCAGAAACGAAAAAGCCCGCCGGGTGGGCGGGCTCTTTCGGGGAATCCCGGGCAGGCTGTGATGCGTGCGCCGGTTAACCCGGGGGGTATTGCACAGTGCGCCGGGACGCACTTACCCCCACGGGGGGCGATTCTGCTACAGCAAACCGACTCGAATCAAGCGTATTTCGAGGGTGCGCATTGCATTGGCATACAGATTTTCCCTATCTGCTTTCGAGGCCGGCAATTGCGAAGAAGTTATTTCCACGCCGAGGCATTCGGCGCGCGCGATGTGCTGTAACGCAATTTGTTCTGCAGCGGGCAATTCATCAATTGCCCGCTCAATTGTCTGCATGAGCATGGCCTCAAGCTCATCATCTGGATCGCGATCAGCAGCCCGGCCGGCGGGCCTAAAAAATCCGCGTTGAGGGCTGTAATGCTTGCGCCATTGATGCCACCGGCCGAGGAGCGAGCCCATGCGGTGCAGGCGCAGCGCCGCGCGCTCGGGCGCCTCGGCCGGGGGTGCCGGCTTTGAGCGCAGGAGCGCGGGCGTGCTCACGGCGTGGTGCTCCATCCGCAATGGCTGCACTTGAGGCACCGGATGAGCCGCCCCGGGCCGCCTTCGCTGAGCGTCACCACGCGGGCGCATGAGGGGAAGTCACGCACCCCGCGCAGCGTCGATTGCATGGCGATGCCGTGGCGCATGGGGCCGCCGCATTTCTTGCAGCTCAGGCGCTGCTGCGCGGGCGTGCTGCTCATTGCTTCACCGGCCCGTGAACGATGTAAGGCCACACGATGCGCAGCAAATCGGCCTCGTCGTCAATGCCGTGCGGCATCATGAGAATCGCCCCCTCAACGCGGATGAAGGAAAACGGCGAGCCGGTGGCGTTGTCGAGCAACTCGGCGCAGTGCCGATGTATCCCGAGAGTGCAGAGCACCACCTCTGTGCCGGCGTCGTGCCGCATGGCTCAAGCCTTGAACAATGCCGCCGTGGCGCGCTTCGATTGCTCGACGGCCATCGTCGCCTGCCCGAGCGCGGCATACTTTTCGCGCAGTGGGGGCGATTGAAGCAGCGCGGCGAGGCCGAGCGGCTTGCCCTCCTTCGCGAACTCGAACGCCGGCTCGCGCTGCGCCTCGGGCACGGGCTCCGAGAATGGGTCTTTGAACTCACCCGGCGGGCGCAGGGGGGCCGCGTCGATGCCGAAGAGCCTGACGAGCTGAGCCACCGCCTCGCGCTGCAGGCAGTCAATGAGCCGATCCATTGCCTCGGGGTCGCGGGCGAGGATGCCCTGCAGCTCTTCGGCCTGCGTGCGCGTAATGCGCAGATTGACAGCCACGGTCTGCACGCCCACACCGGCCGGCATCATTAGACCCGGCGTGCCATCGAAGCGGCCGCGCGTGTTCGCGATCTTGCCGATGGCTGCGCCGGCTATGGCCGCGTGCGCGTCGCGCATGTCGTCGGCCTTCGTGCGCACCACCGTGCCATCAGGCAACGGGGCGTTGCCGGTGTTGAAGGCGTCGATGCGCTTCGCTGCCGTGGTGTCGGTGTATTTCGTGAGGAACTTCGCTTGCTCGGCATGCACGCGCTCGGGGATGCCGAACGGGTACGGTTCGCCGCCGTCGTCGTCAAAGATGCTCCACCCTTGAGCCCATTCGTTTTCCACGCAGGCCGCAGAGTCTGCGACGGGGGGGAAGCCTAGGCGGTGATCCTTTTTCATGCTGCTGCTCCTGGTTGCGTTGCGGGTCCGATCTTCCATGCGATCACCGCCACTGCGGTGCGGGGGGTGTCATCCCATTCGACGAAGTAAAGCAATTGCCCATCGTGCGTGATGCTGCCGAGCACCGTGCCCTTATCGCCCACCGGGTGCGCGTCGCCCTCTTCGCTCTTCACCTTTTCAATCCGCGCGCCGGCACGCCATGCGCCGAGCGAATCCTCGCGGGTGAACGCGCCAATCCATCCGGGTTCATTGCGGATGCCGAGTTCTTGCTCGACGGCCTCTCCATCGACAATCACGTGGTGCGGGTTGCTCATCATGCTGTTGCTGTTTCCGTTAGGTGGCACATGCGCGCCAGTGTGAGGAGCCATTGCGCCAGAGGCTCGGGGGTGCTGTCGCGTTCGCTGCGCAGGAGGTGGGGCCGCATGTCCATGCGCTTCGTCTGCACCACGTGCGATGGCTCGCCGAGCTGCAGCGGCAAGCGCGGCACATCCTCGGGCCTCACGCCCACGATGTAAAGCAACGTCGATTTCTGCGCGCGATGCCCAAACGAATGCTGATGAATCGGCAAGGTCCACCCGCCCCACCGATCAACGCGCCCGAACCCCGGCAACGAGCACTCATCCCAGAGCGTCGATGTGGCCGGGTGCTCAAGCACACCACCCCACCGCCGCACCCGCTCGACTGCCCACGGCGCGAGCGCCTTCTCGGCGAGGTCAACCCGCGCTTGCCCCCGCAGCCGGCCCCACTGCGCGCACGGCGGATGCGCCACGATGGGCGAGCCCCCGGGCCACAAGCGCGCATCGCGCTCTGCATCCCACACATCGGCCCCGGGCAGCGTTTTATAAACGCTGTCGGCGCGGGCGAATAGGACGGCGATGGGGCGCATGCTGATTCCGCTAGTCGGTTATTGCTGCCTTCGTTGGCTTCTCGTCAATGCACGTGTGGCGCGTTCCCGTTGCCTGCACCGGCGGTGCCTTCGCTTTCGCGCTGCGCCCCCTCGTCATCGGCCCCGGAAAGCAAAGATTGCACTGCGCCGGCCAGTCGCCCGCCGTCATGTACCACCCCGCCCCCTTGCACCGGCTGCAATCCTTCGTCGCGAGGTTGTCCCGCGTTCTCTTCGGTTTGTGCGTCATCGTCGTCGTCCTCTTGCGCCGAAATCCCCACGCCCCATTGCGTGCTGCGCTCTTGGCTGTAAACCCACGTGATGAGGTCGCCCCCGTCATCAACGCCGAGCCATGAGGCCACCTCATCCCGAACCGCCTTGAGCGCGCCTGCGAGGTTGTCATCGTCGAGCGGCCTCGTGTTCGGCCCGTAGCGGGTGAGCAGCACCGCGCAGGGCAACCCCGGCTTTCCTTGCTTCGCCTCGTGGCTCTTGAGAAACATCCCCACCGCAAAGCGCTCGGCCTTGACTCTGCGGCTGCGGGCCATGTGATGCTCGCGGTTATTGCCGCCCCGCTCGGTGCGAATCGGGATTAAGAGGGCGTGGAGTTGTGGCATTGCTGAATCCGTTACTTGCGCTTTGCGCTAGTGGCTGCCGGGCACGAATTGAATCTCTTTGCTGGCTCGGGCTGGCAGTTGCCTCGGAATGCCTAGAACCCCGCCTTGAACCCGCAGGCGCACCTCGCAGCGCTTGCACTGCAGCGTATCGCCCTCGAACGCATCAGCCTCGGGTGAGGAGACAACCCACGCGAACGCCGTGCGGCTGCAGCAGCGCAGGAGGCCACGGGGGGAGATGAGGAGGGCGATGCGTTGCATTGCTGAATCCGCTATGCGGTGAGGACGAGGATGAGGTACGCGCAGAGCACAACGCCGAGCGTGAACGACAGGCCGCAGCGCAGCACGTTGCGCATTGGCTTGTTCCGCGTCACCCACACGTGAGCCACGAGCACGCCGAAGAGGATGCCGAGGGCAATGGTGAGGTGGTCGCGGGTCATGTTGCGGATTCCGTAACTCGGGGATTTTGGGGGTGCGGGGAGAGGGAGGGGCCCCCGGCCTCGGCCGCCCCCCGGCCAGCGTTTTTACCCCCCCCTACCCCACCGAATCCGGCCGCAGCAGCAGCCCACACCGCAGCGCAGAGCACCGCAGCAGCAGAGCACACGGCCAGCACCGCAGCAGCAGCGCAGAGCACCACCACGGGCAGCAGCATCGAAGCCTCGGCGTTGATGGCATGAGCCCGAGGGATGCGGTGCGCCGTGTCGGTCGGGGTGGTGGTGGTGGTGGTGGTGCGCAGCGTGCCGAACCCATCCGCAAATCCACCAGCGGAATCCGCAACAGCGCTAAAGCATTGATTCGATTGAGGAAAGCGATTCATCTGGAGAATCCTCACGGGATGGAGCCACCGCGCAAACGCGCCGCCAGGTCTGGACCGGCCCACGCTGCCAGGGCATCGGCCTTCGCGGGGATGGGGCCGGCTGTAGCGGTGTCGCGGCGTCTGCCTCGTGCGACGGCCAGAGCGTAGGCGAAACCTTTGCCCTTCGCAATGGTTTCACGCGCCACATCGGCCATCTCGTCGGCCGTGACCCCGGCTTCGATGAGCGCAATGAGGTCGGGATGTGAGGGGTTCATTTCGGCCATTCCGGCGAGCCGCATTGCGCGGCAAATGAGCCCGGCCGGTGATGGCGTGAAGGCCGGTGTTTCGGTCGGCGTAACGGCGTCGGCGTTACTTGCGCGCGCTTCTCTCTCTCTTGGCTGTTCTGTATTAGGTATTGTGTTAAGAAATTCCGCGCACGCGAGCCCGTGAGTAACGCTAGGCGTTACGCCGGCTGTTGTTGCGTTACGCGGTGGCGTTACGTCAAGCAATGCCATCAACTCACCAAATAGGGCATTCTTTCGGGGCGTCAGGCCGCGCGCCATCAATTCAATTCGTATTGGCTCGCATCTTGCTCTGTAGCGTTTTTGCCTCTCCCTGTTCGCCTCCTTGCCCGTTACGCCGTTTTGGGGGTCTGACGTAACGCCTGACGTAACGCTACCCGGCCTTGACGTAACGCCTACGGGGTTGAAGACGGCCTGATGCGGCACCGCAATTGCGCCCCGGTCGAGCAATCCTCGGCCCCCCTCGGTGATGCAAAAGTGAATGCTTAACACGCGGTCGAGTTCGCGCTCTTCGTCCCGGGTGCGCACGCCGAGGGCGCGGCGCAGTTCTTCGATGTCAAAGGGCAGCAGCTCGCGCCGGTCGGCCATGTGCTGCACGAGCAGCATCAACATGCCCAGATGAACGAACCCTTGCCCGCGATGGCGTGAGGCGTATTCCGCTGACAGTGCCGAGGCGCTCACACCCGCCCCTTTGCCTTCAACGCCTCAACAGCAAAGCGCTTCGCGCACGGCGAGGCGCTCGCGTTCTTCAACACCCCATACGCCCACGCCACCGGATCACGCGGGCCCGGCGATGCCTCGCGCATGCCCTTCAAAGCCTCTAGGCTCGATTCGAGGCGCTCGGGTGAGGCATCGGGTGCGGGCAGCGCTGGCGCGTGGCTCTCGGGGCGATTCCATGCGAGGCCTCTGAACTGCAGCACGTTCGGCACGAAGTCGGGGGGCAGATGCATCAGCGCGTACTGCACGCCCTCGGCGCTCAGGCCTGCCAACTCATGAGCCCAGTGCGCGCGCACCGTGGCGGGGTCCACGTCATAACTGCCCGTGAATCTGCGCCCATACGTGAGCTGCAGCTTTGCCATGATGGCGTTCACCAGCTCGGGGTTGAGCGGCTCCTGCGTGCGGATCATGGCGCGGCTCGCCTGATGCTCGTGCTCAGTCGCGGGCGCTGTTCGTGCTGAGTTCCGGGGGGGCTGCGAGCAAATCCTGCAGCGTGGCCTCGTCGATGGGCAGCGGCTCGTTGAGCCCGGCCTCGCGGCGCGCGTAGTTGATCCTCACCAATGCGGCGAGCACCGAATCGACAACGCGCCGGCTCGTGATGTTGCCCTGCTCATCAACCGGCCATTTCTGCGGTGATTGCTTGGTGGTGCCGAGGTGTTCCGCCACGCGGGCCATGTTGCCGCCGAGCAGATGAATAGCGATGTGTTTTTTCATGGCCCCGACTCCTCGCAAGGGGGGGCCAATGTCCCCCTCTGTCACGCGCTCGTCAAACTTGTGAATCCAGATGAATCCAGATGAACAAATAAGCCTCGCCATACCCGACACGTGCCGCAGTGCATCGGACAACCCAGGTTGTCAAAGACAAGCCCGGTTGTCTTTTGACCCCTTGCGGTATCCGCAAATGCTCCACAAGGGCATTCACGGGGCTGTAATCCGTTCCCCACGCAGCACCACGCTCGACGCACATCAAATGCACCACGTTGACAACCTCATCGACGCAGAGCGCGAACTCGACAGGCGCGAGCGCCGCGACGAGCGAGCCAGTGCGGCATATGCGTTGCTAGAACGTGAGTTCGAGGACGCGCTCTATGAATGCCCGAGCACCCGCGTTTCGGTGTTCGCAAACGGCGCGGACACGCGCCCCGCTGTCGAGTTCATCGCGGACATCCTCGGCGCAGAGGATGACTCACACACGCTCAAGCAACTGTTGCGCATTTGCGTGGTGCAGGCGCGCATGGGCGACAGGCTTGCAGAGGCAGTGCTGCGCGGGCTTATCGCCCGCTATGCCGAGGCGCAGCTCGCGCGCATCAACGAAGCAGGAGGATTCAACGATGACGAATGATCCCGCCGAACTCACGCGCCGCGCCTTCGAGCTGTGGCCTGAGCACTCGTTTAATCAAGCCGAATGGTTGCGCGCATGGCGCGTGCTGCGCAGCACCGAACGCGGGGCGCTCATCGAGCAACCCGCACACGCGCCACACACCCCCACACACGAGGAGCCTGCCCATGCGTCGCCCATTCTGTGAAACCCTGCGCGATCTTCGCGCCGGTGCCATCGTCGAGCAGCTCGACGAAGAGCTGCAACAGCTCGTGCAGCAAGTCATCGCCACCGGCAAGGCCGGCGCGGTCAAGCTCACGGTGTCGGTGAAGCCGATGAAGGGTGCAACCGATGCGCTCGTGGTTCTCGCCGACATCGAAGCGAAGCGCCCCGCGTTTGATGACGTGGGAACCCTCATGTTCGCCACGCCCGAGGGCAACCTCGCACGCAACAACCTGGCGCGGCAACCCGAGTTGCCCGGCATCGTGCTCGCGAGCGACAGCACCGGCGAGGCCGCAGCATGAGCCCGATTTATGCGGGCGATGCGCAAGCCATCGCAGACATTGCCGGCGCCATCGGTGAGGCACACGAGCACTCGGGGCAGGATGGCGCGCCCTATGCGGTGGTGCCCGAGGGATGGAAGCTCGCTTCGTTGCCCGTGCGGTGGACCCCGCGCCCGAGCCATACGGTGCGGCTGCGCGATGCGGCCTCGTTCACCGGCTACCTCGCCGGGCTCGGGCATGACTCGACGGTGATCTACGCCACCTTGCAGCCCGCGCGGTTCATCGCGGTGATGCGCGAAAACCATTTGATCGACAACTCCCCCGAGGCGCTCAACTCGTGGCGCGATTGGCGCGCTGATTTCACGGTGCCGCCTTCGCGTGAATGGAACACGTGGACGGGGGCGAATTGCAGGCCGATGGGGCAAGTTGATTTCGCGCAGTTCCTGCAGGCCAATCTCCCCGACATCACGCAACCCGATGGGGCCGATTTGCTGGCGCTGGTGCTCAACTTCGAGGCGAGCACCTCGGGCGCGTTCGTCGCCGCGCAGCGGCTGCATGACGGGAGCGCCACCCTCAACTGGCGCAGTGACACGAGCACCGGCGCGGTGAAGGTTCCCGAGCACATCGGCCTTGCAATTCCGGTGTTTGAAAACGAGGCGCCGCGTGAGCTGCTCGCGCGCTTGCGCTATCGCATCAAAGATGGCGCGTTGTCCCTATGGTACGAACTCGTGCGCCCGCACAAGGTGCAGGAGGTCGCGTTTCGCGAGGTATGGGACCGCATCGAAAAGGACACGGGCCGCGCCGTGCTCCTCGGCACCCCGGAGTAAGCCATGAGCCGGCCGCGAATTGACTTGAGCGAATGGGCGCTTTTGTCCCTTGATGCTGTCGATGTGTGGTGGGGGGAGAAGTTGCGCGCGGTGGTCGGTGAGGTGCTTTACATCATCGCTAATAGCATCGAGAGCGACAGCGGCGAACCGGACCCGATGTTTGCATTCGAGGTGCTCGAATGGACCGCGCGCCGGGGGCTGCCGCCTCTTTCGGTGGTGCTGCTCGCAGACAGAATCGAGGGGCTCGGCACGCTCGAACTTGCTCGCGTCAATGTCGCTCATTTGCTGCGCGAGAGATTCGAGCGCTATCAGGAGCCGGGATATGCGGGTGCTGATGATGCGCCTGCGTTCCGAGGCATTGCGACTGAACTGCGTGCGCTTGCTGATGTGGCCGATGAAACGGCCCGCCTGCTTGTGGCATTTGAGGCCGAATGATGCAAGCCCCCCGCATCGAGTACGGGCTCGATTCCGACGCCTACCGCGCCGCCGAGGGGTTGTCTCACTCCGAATCGAAAACGCTGCGCCGCAGCCCGTTCCATTTCAAGCGCTTGAGCGAGCCGCGCCCGCCTGAGCTGGTGAAGGCACCGAGCCCGCAGATGTTCGTCGGCACGCTGGCGCACTGCGCATTGCTTGAGCCGCTCGAATTTGACAAGCGCTATGTGGTGTTGCCGCCGCTCAACAAAAACAGCACCGCATACAAGGAGCTTGCTGCGGCCTGCATCGCATCCGGTGGTGAGCCCATCACGCAACTGCAGCGCGACATCGCATTCGCTCAGGCCGCCAGTGTGCGCGAGCTGCCCGAGGTCGCGGGCTTGCTCGATGGCTGCGCCTGCGAGGTTTCGGCGTGGTGGCAGTGCCCTCGCACTGGCGTGCTCTGCAAAGCCCGGCCTGATTTGGTCAAGCGCTTTCCTCCTGGCGCGCTGCCCGAGTACCCGCAAGGGTTCGCGGTGCTCGCCGATTTGAAAACCACCGAGGACGCGAGCGAGGAGGCGTTTCGCCGCAGCGTTGCAGAGTTCTCCTACTTCACGCAGGCAGACCACTACAGCGAAGGCTATGCCCTCGCCGCAGGCGTGCCGGTGGCTGCTTTCATGTTCGTTGTCGTCGAGCGCGAGTTTCCGTATGCGTGTGCCGCGTACACGCTCGACGAGCAAGCAATGGCGGTTGCCCGTGACATCAACGATGCGGCGCGCTCGACGTTCGCGCGTTGCACCGCGCTCGGCCAGTGGCCGGGCTATCCGCGCGAGTCGCGCGAAATCAGCTTGCCGAGCTGGTATCTAAAACGCTACCTTGAAGGGGCCCTTGTATGAATGAAATAACCGCGCCCGCCTCGGGCACCTCGCTCGTTGCCCGCCTCGCGGGGCAATGGGGCGTCGAGCCCGAGAAGCTCACGAACACGCTCAAGAGCACGGCATTCAAGACCGACAAGCCAATCAGCAATGAGCAGCTCATGGCGCTGTTGATCGTGGCCGAGCAGTACCACCTCAACCCGTTCACGAAGGAACTGTTCGCCTTCGCGGATCAACGCGGGGGCATCGTGCCCTTCGTGTCGGTCGATGGGTGGTCGCGCATCGTCAATGAGCATCCGCAATATGACGGGTCCACGTTCATTTTCGATCAGGCCGAAGGTTCGATGACGTGCGTCATGTACCGCAAGGACCGCGCGCACCCGACTCAAATCACCGAGTATTTGCAGGAGTGCAAGCGCAACACCGCGCCCTGGACATCGCACCCGCGCCGCATGCTGCGCCATAAGGCGCTGATTCAATGCGCGCGCATCGCGTTCGGGTTCGCGGGGCTGTATGACGAGGACGAGGCCGAGCGCATCCGCGATGCAAAAATGGTCGAGCGCGTTGATACGCCACCGAAGGAACGAACCCGGCTGCAGGCATTCATCGCCGACAGCTCGAAACACTTCGCGCACCCGGCCGATGTAATCGAGCCCGATGCCGCCACCCCGGCGCCACCGGCGAGCGAGCTGCAGGAAATGCTCGGGCAACTCTACAAAGAAACCACCACCCGCGCCGAGGCCGAGCAGTTGCTCGACTATGGCAGGAGCGCGTTATCGGACGCCGATTACGCCGAGTTGTCTGCGGTGTTCGCAGATATTTTCAACCCCGAGGAGAGCAAGCAATGAAAACGCGCGTGTATGTCGTTGGCATCAACGGCGAGCAAGGGCAACGCCTCGTGCGTGCCACATATTCACACATGGCCGAGCGCCATGTCATCAGCGCCCTCGTGTCGTCGCGCGTGGCCTCGAAGGATGATCTAGTGGAGCTGATGGGCCACGGGGTGCGGGTTGAGGATGCCGGCGACGAGCTGCTCGCACCCGAAACCGCACGGGATGACGTGTTTGCGCGGTAGTGGGCGCTCTCATTTGTAGGGGCTTGTACCACGCAACGAATGGCACTTGTTTCGCGCTGCCATAAATGCTAGGCGCTGTAACCCCCCTATGGAAAGGGTTTCACATCCTTGTGCGTTGCACCATGTGAGACGTTCACAAGATTCGTGTTAAATCCCGGTGCAATGTAAGGGTTTTTGTTGAATGATCGGCTCGAAAATCTTGCAATGCGCCACCGCCTGCCACCGGCACGGCCGGGGCGCCACCCATTAACAGAGCGTGAGGAGAGGGAAACATGAGCGAAACCCCGGCCTATATGCGGTGGACCCCCGACAGGGAATGGCTCATCGTCGGCGCGATTGCCGCCGAGCACCTGGCGCGAGGGAAATCTAGATTCGAGGCGCTCAAGCGGGCGCAAATGGCGCTGCCCAAACACCGGCGCCGCTCGCTGGCCGAGCTGCACAAGCTCGCCGCGTCCGCGCAGAAATCCCTGAATAACGCCATCGCTCGCGCAAAGGCCATGCCCCCCGAGCAGCTCGCGCAACTGATGCCGGCTGTGCCGCCTCAAGCCCCGCCGAAAATCCAATCGAAGCCCCCCGCCGAAAAAGAGCCCCGGCACCTCATCAAATGGAGCAGTGAGCAGCTCGCGCTCATGGCGCGGCGCATTGACCATATCGAAGTCACCCGCAAAGATGAGCGCTTGAGCCTCGTGCGCCTCTTTCTCGAAGCGCAGACCATCGAACTCACCCCGGAATATCGCCGCAGCAATATGGCGGTGCATCATCTGGCGCGGCGTAGGCTGCCTGAGTTTTTGGATGAGGGGCGCAAATACGCGCCCCTTATCGTCGATGTTCCGTTTGTTCCCGGTGCCCGCACGTATGCCGAGGCGCACCCCCAGAGCCCCGGGCTCGTCGAGCCCCCGGCCCCCACTGTCGAGGCGCTGCGCGAGGGGTTGATTCGGTGGAACGATTTAGAGCTTGCGCAGATGGTGCGCCGCATTGATGAACTGCAGAGCGAGCCGATGCACGCGGGCCGCGCGCTTTCTTCGCTCTTCATTAAGGCTCAGGCTATCGAACTGCCACCCGAGCGCCGCCGGCCCCATGCGTCGCTGTATGTCAACGGCTCGAAGTTCCTGCCCCTTTACATACAGCGCGGCCGCGCGGCCGCTCACCTCGTCGAGCACATCCCATTCGTTCCCCGCGCCGTCACCTATGCGCAGGCGTACCCGAAAGCGCAGCCCATCCCGCCGGCCCCGCAGGAGCCCGCGCAGGCCATCGCAGCACCTGCCCCCACACCCGCGCCAGAAAAAACGATCCTGCAGCCCGCCGATGCCCTTGCCGCAGCCCCCGCAGCACCCGCGAGCAGCGCCAGTGATCCGCACCAGATGGCAACGTGGGCGGGAATCAGCCTCGCGAACGCGCTGGTGCCCATCATCGAAACCCTGCTCGTCGCGGGTCAAAACGCCGTCATCGAACGGGTGCGCGCGCAGGCCATCGAGGAGCACAAACAACTTGCTGCGGATATGTCGCGGCTCATGCTCGAAGGGCTCGACAGGATGCTCGGCGGGCAGGGCATCGCCCACATGCCGGCGCCGGTTCCCGAGGAGCCCATCGCCCCGCCGGCCGCCGCCCCCGAGTCACCGCCGCGCGTGCGGGTTAAGTTTGACGTTATCGGGTTCATCGAAGGCAAACACGAAATGCTTGTGCAGCACGGTTTGAACGGCCATTCGCAGGAGGTCGATTTGCGGTTTGTGAGCCCGAGAGCGCACAGCACCTATTCCCCGCAGCGGGACCGCATCGCGATCCTGCTCACGAGCCGCATCCCCCATGCACTGCAAGACAAGGTAAAGGCGAGCGGCTGCGAATACGTGTTTGCGAAACGCACGGTGAGCGACGTTCTCACCGCGATTAACACGGTACTCAAAGAGCGCGCTATTCACGCCGCACACTGATGGAACCCGCCGCAGAGCCGCGCGGCAAGCAAAGCGCGCATCGCGCTTTGCCCAAACGGATGACAAAAAGAATGGCACACCACGCGCGCAAAGCACACGGGCCGCCGGCCGAGCTGCTGGAATGGCTGCGCGATCAGTACGAGATGGGCGTTCGCGTGCTGCCTGATGGCAGCGTCGCGGCGCTGTTGCCACTGCTCACAACAACGAGCGTGATCCTCGGCCTTGAGCGGTGGGGTTATGCACGGCGTTTCTGTTTCGCCGAAGAGTCCCGAGCGCGTGAAGTGTTCGAGGCTCTGCAAAGCGAGGATGACGAGCCCTCGGGCTTCGTCGCTCGCCGCTGAGAGAAAAGACATGGGCAGCCACAGCAGTACAGAAGGGAGGCGCCACATGCCAAGGGTTTAACTTCCATAGGGAACGCATGGCCACCGCTATAGACAAGAAGAAACGCAAGCGCACCCGCCGCGCGTTCGATGCTTCTAAACTCACCCCCGAATCGCTCGTCACGATGCAAGACATTGCCGAGCATTCGCGTTACGCGCGGGGGTATCTGTACAACCTGCACAGCAGGCACCGGCACGGCGAGGCTGATGCGTTCGTTGATCCCGTCGTCGATACCGCGCGCGCCGTGCGGTTCCGGTGGGGTGATGTGCTTGCATGGCTCGACAAACACGGGAACCCGGGCGCACCGAAGAAAGGCTAGACCATGAGCGAAGAAACGAAGCCCGAGGGCACAGAGTTCGGCAAGCAATGCGACGAGGTGGCCGAGCGTGCGGCGAAGGAATTAGGTTGTGCCGTGGTGCTCATCGCGCTGCAGACTGAGGAGCAAGGGGGCAAGGTTTGCGCATCTCATGGGGGGCTCGCCGGCTCGGCGCATCCGCTCGCCGCAGTTGTCGATAGCCCGGCGCGATTGCTCGGTGCGCTCGCCATGTCGGCCGCAATGGGTGAGGCGCTTTTGCCCACGCCCGGCAAGCCGCTCACGGTGCAATATGCGCCGGGGTTCGCCGACAACCTCAACTTGCCACCCGGGGAGCTTGCGGATTTGAAAAATTACATCGAGCGCGCGGTTGCGTCCGGTGAGATTTTCGAGCAGGCCATACCCTTGAGCGCCGAAGAGGCCGAAGAGCTGGAAGGCTTCGAGGAGGAGCATTTGCGCGCACGGGGCAGCAGCTCGACGCCGCAGTAAGCGCCTAGCGCCGCAGCACCACCACCGCCGGCACCGTCGAGCGCAGCACTGCCTCGGGCACCGCCCCCGCCACGTGCGGGGGCGCGGTCAACCCCTCGCGGATCACTTCGAGCTGCAGCCCGTTCGAGCTTGCGAAGGCGAGCACATCGGCGAGCCTCGGGCTCGTGTAGCAGAGTGCCGCATCAAACTCGGGCGACGAATCGAACACATCCGCGAGCAGGAGCACCCCGCCGGGGGCGAGGTTCGCGAGCGCGCTGCCGAGCGTGCGCAGCGGGTCAACGTGCCCGAGCATGTATGCACAGAGCACAACCTCGTGCATTCGGCCGCTCCTGTATGTCTCGGCATCGGCAACCACCCGCCGGCCTTCGCATAGGCACACGTCGAGCTGCGGCGCGGCGAGGTTCACAAGCTCGAAGAAGAGGTCAGGCCGCGCGAGCTGCCAAAGGCGCTCAAGCCCGCCCACGCCGCAGCCGAGGCTCAACACCGAGGCGCCGCGCCCGGGTCGCACGAGGTCGAGCATGCGCAGCGCATGCGCGCGCTCGTCGCCGAACTGGAAGAGCTGAAAAATCGTGTGCCCTTGCGCGAGGTGCCACGCGGTGCCGCCGCGCAGGGTAGCCTCATCGCGATACATGGGGTGCTCGGCGAAGCGCATGGGGGGATGGTGCCAGAATGAAAAAGGGCCCCGTGGGGCCCCTTCTCTTCGCTGCGGCGACTCATGCCGCGATGGCGAGCAGCGCGGGCCGCTCGTGTGGCATGGGTTGCTCCTGCAGCCCGTCATCGGCGCCGAGCTGCTCGTCGATCCAATCGGCCCAAACCTGCATCACCTTCGGCAGATTCTCGGCGTGGTCGATGCGGTCATAAACCCCGGGCATTCCGCCGTCCATCATGTTCGCAAGCTCCCGCATCATGTCGAGCCCGCGAATCGCGGCGCAGTGCGCGATGACAGCCTCGCAATGCAGCGGGTTGCAGCCGAGCGTGGGGGCGATGGTGCGGAACATCGAGCGGAACCCGTGCCCGCTTTGCTGGCCGGGGAACCACCGGCGGATGAGCCCGCTCATCGAGGTTTTGCCCATCGCGCGGCCGGTGGCCTTGCTTTGCCCGGGGAACACATAGGCGCTATGCGGGTGCGCGGCGAACTGCTCACGCACGAGCTGCACCGCCTGACGCGACAGATACACGATGTGCGGCTTCGTTTCGGGGTCGTCCTTGAGCGCCTTCTTTTGCTTCATCTTCACCGGCGGAATCGTCCACGTTGCCGCGTCGAGGTCGAACTCCTCTTTGCGGGCTTGCGCGATGTTCACGGTGCGCTGCGCTGTGAGCGCCATCAACTTTAGGCCTTGCTTCAACGTCGCATTGCCCTCGGGGCCCCAAATCTGCAGCAGCACCTCGCGGGCGCCGGTGGCCTTCGTCTGCGCTGCGCGCGGCTTGCTCTTGAGGCCATCCCACAAGCGGGAATCGCGAAACACCGGATGCGGGGTGGTGCGTGCCTTCACCTCGGGGAGCGCCGCATACTCGAACACTTGCCGAACCCATCCGCGCGCCTTGATGCACGTTTGCCGCGTAGCCTTGAGCGCTTTGTCGAGCGCGGCGATGTCGGAATCCGTCACCGCTTCGATGTGCTTGTCACCGAACAAGGGGAATGCATGGCGCTTGAGCGCTTTCTCGACGTTGCGGATGTGGTCTGCGCCCCATCGGTTGCGGCTCGCGTCGAGCCACCGCAGCGTGAGGTCTGCGAAGGAATCCTTCGCGGGCAGGCCGCGCGCCTTGCGCTCGCGGTTGTCCTTGTCTTGCGCCACCTTTGCGGCGTGCTCGTCCTGAGCGGTGCGCTCCTTCGCGTCGCGCGCCTGCACCGGGTCGCTGCCGGCCTGCACCATTTCGCGAGCCTTGACGTGCTCAGAGCGCGCCTCGGCTGCCGTCATGCCCCGAGCGGTTTTGCCGTCTGTGTCGAGCCAGCACCCGCCGAGGGTGATTTTCGAGCGCTTGCCCGTCACCGGAGACTTGAACTCATACCGCCACGAGCCGGCCCGTTTCGGGGCGCCGGTGGTGAGCAAGAAGAGCCCCCCGCCGTCTGTAGCGTGCTGCGGCTTGTCGGCCTTGAGCAGAGCGGGCAGAGCCGTGGGGTTGATCGCGTGCCGTTTCGTCATGATGTTTTCCTAAGTTGTGGACCAATGGTGCGTGGTGGTTTTTCGGGTGTAAATGGCCTGTGAGCCCATGTGAAACCGAATCGCCTGTAACGACAACCTGCGTTGTCTTTTCCCTTACGCATCAACTACTTAGGGGACAACCTGAGTTGTCTGCGACAACCCCCGTTGTCCCATCGCGAGTCGTAAACTGACTCCCGATGGGGCCCCTAAGTGATTGAATCATAACAGTTTTACGCCACGCGCTCGGCGCCGTGGATGTAAATCCGGTTGTATCCCCGGAATGCGTGCAGGGTTTAACGCCATGCGGGATTGTCGGACATTCGGGCGCTTGCGGGCACTTGCGGATTCCGCTACATTTGAGGCATGGAAAACACCACCAAGCACACCACCACCGGCGCCGCCGCGCAGCACACGCCGGGCCATGTGATTCCACCCGGCTACGAAGTTGTGCGGGCCTACACCATGCGGAACGGGCGCGACGTGCCGGACGGATGGGATGTGCTGTTCCACGGCGAATGGGGCAACCGCTACCGCACCAAGCGTGGCGCCGTGGAAGCCATCGCTAAGGCCACCGGGAGCGCGGAATGAGCACCAAACCCCTCACCCGACAACCCACCGGCGCCGAAGTCGCGAAGGCGCGCAAAAAGGCCGGGCTCACGCAGGCGCAGGCCGCCGAGCTGGTCTACCTCGGCGACGCCGTGCGGTGGTCCAACTATGAGCGCGAGGTGAACGGCATGCCGCTCGCCACGTGGGAACTTTTCTTATTCAAAACCGGGCAGCGCAAGCTCGCCATCGTCGAGGAGTGATGACATGCTGATCTTCATTTTCTGGGTGTTCATTGCGCTCGTGGCGTTCATCATCTTCGAGGCCGCCCTCAACTGCGGGGGCGGTGACGAGCGGTTGCAACAGGCGTTGCGCGAGTCGGACGAGCGTTTGAGAGCCGAGCGCGCGAAGATCGGGCCCCGCTACCCTTAGCCCCGCCCGCACAAAGCAAAGCCCGCCACCCGGCGGGCTTTTTTCATTCCAGCTCGGCCCGAGAGGGGCCCTAGAACCGCGCAGGAGCGTCGATCAGTGCCCCGCGTGCAGCTCGGGTGCTGCCGTGCCGTTTGAGAGCGCCTGCGGGCCCGTTTGCGGGCTCTGCGCGGCTTGCTGCTGGCGCTGCACTTGCTGCGCGAGCTTGAGGTAGAGCGGCATAGCCTCGCCGAGCGGGCGCTGCATCAGCAGGCTCACGAGGTAATCGCTTTCCTTGTCGTCGAGTTCATATCGGATCATTTCAATCCCCCAGAGGTAAAAAAGTGACTTCGGTTTTGCCGCCGCCGCCGTTGAAACGCATTGCGCCGTTTTTCGAGTTCGTCACCTTGTTGCCGGCTAGAACAATGCCCGTTACCGCGAGTTCGTCCATGCGCGTCTGGTCGCTGCCGAGGCTTGCAAACACGTCGATGCCTGCATGGCCTGAATCGAACTTCGCGGGCTCGCCTTTCGGGTTGTATTTCGGTTGCGTTGTCATGATCTGGTCCAGCGTGTTGCGGAACGCGCGCACGTTTTTCACGCCCTGCGTGTCATAGCTGCCCTCGCGCGAAATCAGAATGCCGGCGTTGACGGTGTACGCCACCCGGTTATCCATGATGTCTACGTCGCGCCCGCCGATTACCGTGATGCCACGCCCCCAGTAATTGCCCGCCGTGTCGTTGTTGCGGATGATGATGTCCTCGGTCGGCGTGGCCCAGTAGTTGTAGCTCACGACTGCAACCATGTCGTCACCGTTCTCGCGCACATAGTTGAATTCGACGATTACCCGCTTTGTGCCGGCTGTCATGTGTACGCCATCAGACCACGAGCGCCGGCATGAGTTCTTTTGAATGAGCGCGCCCTCAACCTGATACAGAAAAACGCAGTTGCAGCCGAAGTGCTCGATGTCCACACCGTAAACACGCAAGTTTTTAATCCATTGCTGTTTGCCGCTGCCGTCCTTGAAATAGCCCGCGATGGCCGATGACTCGGGGCCCCCTTGCCGCGCGGTGGTGTTCGGCGCTATGCGCTTGCCGCCCGTGATCGTGATGTCATTGCCCTGAATAAACAGCGCTTGCAACTTCGCATGCGTGGCGGTTAGCGTTGAGCCCGTCATGTCGAAGCGAATGCCCGATTTGCTGATATAGAGCACGTCGTTGTGCTGGTATTCGCCCGGGGGCTGCAGCGCAACGCAGTCGCCCTTCACGGCGGATTTGATGGCGCTTTGAATTGCCGCCCTATCGTCAATCCCGTCGCCGGGTATCGCGCCGAAGTCACCGACAGCAATGGTCTTGCCTTCGCACGGGCCGGGGGGCGCCGGCTCGCTCGCCACTGGCGGGAATTTCTCGGGCGCGGTGGCTGCGTCATACAGCACCAAGAAAACGACAACGCCGATTAGGACGATGATGGCGAGTGCCACGATTGCGGCTAGAAATCTTTGCAGGCGTGTCACTTCGGTTCCCCTTTCTGGCTCGGGGCGCTCGCGCCAGGTTGTTGCATCAACACTTCACACACGGCGAGAGTGCAGTTCAAAAAAACGCGCGTCCCCTGCTGCGGGATGTCACTTGTGGAGCAGCTCGCAAACAACACCACCACCACGAGCAGCGCCGCGCGAGTCATGCAGGGTTGTCCACACCGGGCACTAGCAGAATGCGGAACTGCGCCGCAACGATGACGTTGTTATCGGTGGTTTCGCAAACCGCGTCGATGTCGGTTTTTTCGGGAACGCGCGTGTATAGGTTGCCCGTCGAGTCAACCGCCTGCCCGCCCGCCACCACAGAGCCCGAGCGCACGAATAGCCCCGAATCGAAGAAGCGGCGCCGCAGGCTTATCAGCGTGCTCTGATTGAGCGCCGAGCCCGTGGCGCTCGTAAACGTGTTGACGATGTACGCGGTATTCCCCGCCGGCACCGTGTATTGGATTTGCTGCGAAGCATTCCACCCGGGCCGCGCGCGCGAGTACACGGCGGGGGGCACGCCACCGACAGCAGCGCCGGTGCCCACGTACACATCCCCCGCGTTTTGACCGAGCGAGCCCGCCGTCGCGGTGACGATGCCGTGAATGCGCAGGAACTGGGCGACGGTGGCAACCTGCGTTTGCCCCGAGAGCGTCACCGTTTCGGTGATCGGCAAATAGTCTGCATCGAGCCCCGACACGAGCACAGTGCGCGCGCCGGTGCCGGCGCTGGTGTCGTTCGCGCTCGTGCTCGAAACCTGCATCACCGTGGCCGAGGGCGGGAACACGTACAGGCCGCCTTGATCCCAAATGGATTCCGCCGCGCCCGAGTCGATGTCGGGATTGACGCCGTTGCGAATGATGGGTTTGAAGCCTTCGAGCAGCCCTCGGCAGATGGCGAGAAAGCCGGGGTCAGGGTTGAGGCCGGATGCGTAAAAATTTTGTGTTGCCATGTCGGCCCCCACTCCTCAGAGCACGGTGTATTGAAAAACAACCGACCAAACGCGGGTTGCCGCATCCGCATCAAGCAAAAACGACACGTTTGCAACGTCGGTGCCGTCGCCGCGCACGGGGGCCGAAAAGCCGGGAAGCGTTGTATTGAATCGGATTGCGCAGCCGGACAATTGTTGCGTGCTGGTCAAACTGCTGGGAACTGGCAGGCTAATCGTAAAGGTCGTTAAAACGCTTGCCGCCGTGGGGTCAACGTTTATTTCCATCGCAACGGCCACGACATCCCCTATGCGGGTCCACGATGCATTGGCGTTGCTTGTGATGCTTGCGATATTTGTGACGCCCGTGACTGTCGGGGTGTAATTGTTCGCGCTGATCGTGGTTAGAGCCACGCCGCCTGCAAATTGCACACTTCCCGATTGAAGGGTAAGGCGCGCCGCGCCGGCCGCAACTATCTGCATTTGGTCTAGTGCATGGTCGTAACGCAGGCCGGCAATAATATTGCTCTCAGGGTCGCCAAACCGCAATTGCGCAACTTTGTCATTAGGCGTCAGAATCGAAATGCCGGTGCTGTCGTTGTTCTCCAAAACGATGCCATCAACCGCCGAATTAGCGCCGGCGCCGCCATACGCGCCGCTTTCGCGCACGGACACGGTACCCGGGAGCGCGGCGTTATTAACACGGATAGGCGTCGAAAAATCCCCGACGAGGCTATCAAGTGTCAACCGCGTCACGCCGGTCGTGGCGCCTATCGTGGTCGTCGTGAATTCCATTCGGCCACCCTTGGCGGTGGTCGTCCAATTTTCAGCGGCACGCACGCGAAGCGCGCCGGCGCTGCCCTGCGTATCCGTGCCATCAGAGCCAAACCACGAGAGCAGCCCTAGCTGATCGTTTGAAATCACTGCCGCCTGTGCGCCAACTGTTGCGCCGCGAGATTTGCCGAAATTGAAAAATGCCGGGTTGCTGTCATTGGAAAAGCGCGATAAGTTGAGGGTTGTCGCTGCCGTCGAAGTGCCGGCAATGTTCAGTTTGCCGACCGTGGCGCCGATTGACGGGACCACTGTTGCAGCGTCGCCAGATGCCAGGACGCCGGCCGCCGTGAATTCCCATGTCTGCACCCCGACGTTGGACACGCCGATGCGGTCCGCCCCAGGGTGCCAGAACCCAGTGTTGGTGTCGTCAGCCCACGTGAAGCCAGGAACTGACGCGAAGGTGCCGGCAGGCGCCCGCACCTGTACGCTAAACGTCGCCGCCGCCGTGTCGATCAGCAGGCGCTGCACCGCTGCAACGCTCACCGCGAATTGATCGGCCGCCGGCCGGTAAATGCCCATGTTCGTCTGCGAGATGAACGCGAGTCCCGGCGCCGTCACGGTGCCATCTGCGATCTTGAACGCGGCGAGCATGCCACCGCGCCCGTAGCGGTCGAGCGAATCGGTGAGCGCCGCGCCGATGTCGCTCATCGTCGGATTCGCCCATGCGGTTTCAATGAGCGTGTTGCTCACCACCGGATTGCCGGCGGGGAGTGTGTAGTCGCCTGATACGTTGCGGGGCATGGTATTACTCCGTTCCCGATTGAATCGCCATCTGCGCCGCGTAGGGCTGCAGAAACTTGGCAATCAACGTCGGGTCATCTTTCGTTTTCATGAGCACCGCTGCGAACTTCGGATCGCGGATCGCGCGCGCGAGCAGCTCCTCGGTCTGACTGGCGGTGAAACTGAATGGGAGCGAGAGCAGGCCTTTCGCCACACGGCCCGCCGCGTGGTCGAGCGCCGACTCGGGCATCCCGAGCGGGCCGAGCATTCCCCGCAGGATGTTGTGAGCGCCCATGTATTGCGCAGTTGGCGAGCCCGGGATTTTTCCGAGTTCCGCCGTCGCGGTGTTGCGCGCGATGTCCTTCGCGATGCCCTGCACCTGGCCGAGCTGCTCGGGTTCGAGCGTGCCTTTGAGCGTGGCAGCGCGTAGGCCCGTCGCGGCCTTCGCGGTGTCGTCACCGTGGCGCAATGCTTCGGTGAAGTTCGCCCCGCGCAAGCGCGTCGAGTTCTCGCTGAAATCCGACATCGCCGGGAACAAGGTATCGCGCAAGCGCTGGCCGACATCCATCTGATTGATGGGGCGCGACATCGCCTCATATTCGGCCATTGCCTCACCGTAGCGCGGCGAGCCTTTTTGCAGTGCCCCCACAAGTTCATCCTGCGTGTCGCGGATCGCGCCCGCGAGCTTGTTGCTGCCGGCGGTGTTCGCGTTGCTGATGGCGTCGTCGAGGCCTTCTTTGACCCAGTGCAGGCCGGTGACACTGCCACCCGGCGAGGCGCCGAGGTCCACACCCTTTTCGAGCGCGAGCGCGCGCGCCTTCGGCAATGCCGATTGCACAGAGGGGCGCTGCATCAGCGTTGCGAACTGCTGTTCGAGTTCCGGGGTGAGCTGCAAGCCTTCGGCGCGTGCCTTCGCGAAAAGCTCATCGGCGGTGTTCTTGCGCGCAGCGGCGAACATTTCGCGCTTGCCGTCATTGCCCGCCAAATCGTCGAGCACTGCTTTGTATGCCGCGATCCGCTCCTTCGTCGCATCGGCAAGCTCATTCGCAACGCTCGGCACCGTCTGCGCGCCGCGCTGCAGTTGAGCGAGCCCCGCGTCGCCCGTCGCCTCGGCCAGTGTGGGGTTGTAGCCGCGAACCAAAACCTCGGGGTTTTGCGCGGCCTTGAGCACATCGTCGGCGTTGCCCTTCGTGAAGCGCCCAAGCGTGCGTTTGAGGATGCGCTCGCGGCCGCCTTCGGTGAGGGGCTCAAGCGCAGCTTTTGCGCCACCGTACAGGCCCGAAACAACACGCCCCGCCACCTCACCACCGAGCCCGGATACCGCGCCCATCTTGGTTCCGCCTGACAAATCCTCGGGCGAGAGCGCAAAGCCGGTGCCGGCGCCGGCCACCGTGGCGCCGAGGTATGGGGCAGCAAAGCGCGTAGCAGCGGCGAGCGCGGCCGGGAGCACCTTTGCCCCGGCTTGCACGCCCTGCGTGATGCCTTGCTGCGCCTTGAACCCCGGCACGGCGGTAAGCGCCGCATCGCCGATGAACTTGCCCACCGTGCCGGCGGTGGTGTTCATCAGCGCTTTGTCGCGCTGCGCGTCCTCGGCCGCTGCGGCTTGATCGTAATCGCCCACGCCCACCGCGTTCGCGACGCGCTTGCCCACACGCCCCACATCCGCGAAGCTCTTGCCTGCGCCGGCGAGGCCGCGATTGAGCCATTGCGGGGTTTTGAGCCCGGTGTCGATGGTGCCGATGCCGGGAAAGCCAATCTCGAAATTGCCCTCGCCCTCGCTCGGGTCTGCGCGCTGCGTGTCGAAGTCGATGCGCTCGACGAGCTTGCCAATCGGCAAATCGGCGTAATGCTTTTTGTGCAACGCGCTGAGCAATTTCTCATCACTCACATCCGCGTACATCGGATATTGAGCGCGCAGCTCTGACATGAGAATCTTCTCGGCCATCACTTGCCCCCACGCATGCCGAGCGGGTCGGCCTCATCGGTGCCACCGCCTGCGCCCTGCGGCAATGCGCGCCCCGCGCGCGTTTTCAGGCTGCCGAGGTAAATGCGCCACCCGGCGAGCTTTTGCGCCTGCGTTTCGATGTCATCGCCCCATTGCGGCGTGAGTTCCGCAATTTTCTGGCGCGCCTCGCCCTCGTTCACACCGGCGCCGGTGGCTGCGCGCAGCGCTGCCTCGGAAAATGAGGCCGCTGCCTGCACGAACTTTTGACGCGCCGGGCTGCGCGCCATGTTCGCCAAATCCTCGCCGATGCCGGGAATGAACCCGAGCCCCTTCTCGACGATGCCCGGCCGCGTTGCCTCCTTGTCAGTGGCGACAACCTTGAAGGCGTTCTTCATCGCGTTTTCGGCCTGCGCCACCCATCCCGCCGCCTTGCGTTCGTCCTCGCTCGGCTGCCCGCTGCTCGCGCGTGGCCCCACTGGGCCCTGATGCGCAATCGGATTGCCCTGCTCGTCATAGGTGAAAAGCCGGCCTTGCTTGTCGCGGAAAATCGGCGAGCCCGTTTGCGTGCTGCCGATTTGCGGGGCCACGCCGCCCCCGAGCTGGCCGCCACCGCCGGCGCCACCGGCGACGGTGCGTTTCAGGTCGAGCCGGAACTCGCGTTCTTTGCGGTCTGCATCGCGCTTGAGGTCTGCGGCAACCTTGAGCTTTTGAATGGCGTCGAGTCGGCTCTCCTCGCGCTGGTCGAGAAAATCCGGGTCATAGGTGAACTCGCCGGTAATCGGGTCGGCGACGCCCCGCTCGCTGATGCGCGGCTGTCGGTTCGCGAGCGCCTGCCGGAAAATCTGCCCGCCCGCTTGCTGCATGCCCTCGTGCCCCGAGAGCATCCCGAGCAATCCCATATCGTGCTCTTCATTGGCATCGTCGCGCCGTTGCGCGATTTGCTCGGGCGTATACATCGGCGCGCGGGTGCGGCTCTTCATCCGCTCCATCTGCTCGGCTAGTAGCGCGTCCCACGGGTTTGCCTCCTCGTCGGCTGGCCCGGCGAGGGTGTTTCTGAGGATGGCGCCGGCCATGATTCACCGCCCGAGCTTGCGATTGCGCTCGAAGTAATCCCCTGCCGCGCCGGCCATGTTCGCGTCGTATGCGTTGCCCGCATCGGTCGCGCCCTGGTCCTGCTTCATCGCCCCGTATTGGCCGAAGATGTTCGCCGCGAGGTTGCCGATGTTCGGGGCTTTGTATATCCCGCCGGCCTCTTGCCCCTTGAGCTGCTCGCGCGCGCTGTTGCGCAGCATGTCGGCGAGCTGGCGCTGCCGGGCGATTTGCTGCTGTACCGCGCTCTTGTTCGTGCCGAGTGCCTTGCTCACAAGGTCGGGCGACAGGGGGGCGCGCCCCGGCGCCGGTGCCGGTGCCGGGCCGGAGAATTGATTCGGCAGGCTTTGCCCGAACCCCTCGGGCGCGAAGCTCGCCGAGGGATCAGAGGCGCCGGGCATCATCGGGTTTTGCGGATACATGGTGCGCTCCTTTAGCGTTCAAACTGGCGGCCGGAACCCTTGCGGATCATGTCAATCGCCATCCGTTGTCGTGCGCGCGGGTCTGCGCCCAGCGCGAGATTTCCGTCCATCTGCGGTGGTGCGCCGCCCGATTTCATGATCCGCGAAGGGCTCCGGCCTTGAGGCATCCCGGGGGGTAGCGGGCCGCTCTTGCCGCCGCCGGGCATCGGTGGCACAGCTCCGCTTTTTCGGCTGCCGCTGCCACCATCGCCACCGGAACCACCACCCGGCAAGCCGGGCAGGCCGAGGGGCCCCCCGTGTGAGCCGGGCAACAGATGCTTAGTGGGAATCGATTTCTTGCTCATGATTCGCGCTCCAATTCGGCGAGGTGCGAGCGCATCGCGCCACGCAAGTAATCCAGCACGGGCCGCACCTCTTCCCACACCTCGGGGTGATGTTCGCGAAGGTCTGCCATGCGTCCCGGGTTGTGGTGCGTGTAGGCGGTGCAGTTGATGCAGTCGAGGCTCGACACGAGGCCGCGTTTGTATGACGCGGGCAGCTCGTCGCCGAGGTACGCGATGACATCCGCATCCGTCCATTCGTGCAGCGGAAAATGAAACTCGCGCCCATCGAAGATGGCCCCGGGTTCGAGCCGCGAGCGCAGTGCGTCGCTGCGCTTCTCGCCCCTCACAACACCCGTTGCGCCGGTGGCCTTCGTCGCCGCGTGCAATGGGCTCCACAAGTTCGAGCCGCAGCAGTGCTCAATCGAGGTGAGCAGCGGGGCGGCCTTGCGCGTTGCGACTCGGCCGTGCAGCGTGGCCTCGAACGGCACAACATCGGCGGGGTGCCCGTGCGTGTAGATAAATGCCGGCTGCCGGCCCACCACCGCCTGAAAACGCGGCACGCTGCGCGCAACATCGGCCATGTACTGCACCGTTTCCGGGTAGGGGCTGCCGGGGTTCACCCATAGAACGATGACTTGCTCGATGTACGGGCGCAGCAACTTCAAACACGCGGCCGAATCCTTGCCCGCGCTGAATTGCAGCGCCACGGTGTCGTGGCGTTGCATGTAGGCTTTGAGTGTGTCGGCCATTAGTAAATCATCATTGCGGTTCCGGCAACGCTGGCAACTGTGGACATCGTGTTCGCCTGCCCGGCCTGCTTCGCGTTCGCCGCGTTCATCTGCGCTTGATAGCCCGAATTAGCCGCGCCCGTGTAATCGGCCGCCGAGCCCATGCCTGCTTGGTTGTATCCGCCGAATTGCGGCATGTTCACTTCAGCGCCCGACAGCAGCGCGTTGATTTCATCAATGCCATAACCGCGCTTTTGCATCGCCTCGGTGATTTGCTGCTGCCGTAGTTTGTTGTCATAGTCGGCAACATCCATGCCCTGCGCGAAATTCTGCGCGCCGGCCTGCTGGCGTTGCCCGAATGCTTGATCCTGCGCATTGAGGCCGAACTGCCCCGCCGCCTCTCGCTGCCCAAATGCCTGCTGTTGCGCGTTGAGGCCGAGCCCGGCCGCGTCGAGCCCTTGCCCGTACCGCTGCGCCTGCGCTTGGTTGCGGAACTGACCACCGCTCAATATCTCGTTCATCTGCTGCTGGCGCAGCCCCATGTCCATTCCGAAATCGCGCTCGGCCTCGGCGCCACCGCCGGTGATCGCGGACATTTGCGCTTGGTTGTAGGCGTCATTGCGCCCGCTGTTGAAATCGGTGAGCGCCTTTGTGTAGGCCTCGCTGCCGGTTGTTACCCCTCGGTTCGCGAGCTGCGTCTCGAAATCACTTTGTCGTTGCTTCCATTGCGGGTCGAGCCGCGATGCGGCTTGCTTGTAAATCGTGTCCTCGGCGCGCTTGCGCGTGGCCGCTGCATCGCCAACATCGTTGAGGCCGCTGAAATTGAGCGAGCCCTGCACACCCTTGCCGGCGCTGCGGATCAAATCGGCGTAAGCGTTCGGATTGGTGGTGGTCTGCAGTGATTGCTTGCCGCTCGTCGTCGCCTGCAGCTTGCCGGCCTTCGGCGCGTTGCCGTAGTCCTGAAATTGGCTGTAATCAATCGGTTTCCCGAGCTGGCGCTCCATGCCACCGAACAAGCTCTCCGCGAGCTGGCTGCGGTCTGCGGTGAGGCCGAATTGCGCCTTGAGCGCCGCCTGCAATTGCGGGTCGAGCGTTTGCGTTTGTGACCACTGCGTAACGGGCTTACCCGTCACCGGGTCGATGGCCTTTTTCGCGTTGAAGGTCGAGCTGCCGTATGGGTTGTATTGGTTTACCCGGTTCGCCCACGTGTTTTGTTGATTCTGCTCGTTCTCCACCGTGGCCTGCTGCTCGGCCACCTTCGTATAGTCGGGCGCCTTCGGCGATGATTTCTTGCCCATGCTTTCGCTCCTCAATGCTTCGTGAGCCATCGGCACTCGTTGCGCAACATGCGCAACAGCACCAAGTCACCGTCGAGGCCACCATTCGGAATGCGCGCGATTTCCTCGAACCCGATGCGCTTGTCGAGCGTGAGCGCCGCCTCATTCGATGAATCGACGAGGGCGAGCACCGCCTCAAGCCCGGCGACGAGAAACGGGAACTCGAAGGCTTCGCGCAAGATGGCGCGCGAAAAGAGGGCGGGCCGGGCGATGACAACGTGCATGCAGCACGTGCGCCCGATGAATCCGTTGTATCCAACGGCCACCGCAACGTGATCCATCGACACGGGCTCACCCGGGCCCACATCGGCGAGGTGGCACACGCCGCGAAAGTCGCCCGATTGGTGCAGGCCTAGCTTCTCATTGAAGTATTGCCACACTGCGGTGGGGTCGGTGATCGTGTGCAGCATCACATCGGGCCCCCGCCCTTGAGCATGTATTCGATATTCGCAATGGTGGTCGGGGTCTGCGTGGCGATGTAGATCGACGGCGCGAGCGAATAGCCGAGCCCCTCAATCGAGCGCCATTCACCGAACGCGCCGCGCGCGCCAACCCAGAAAGCCGCATCCCAGAATGAGGCATCCCACAAAGAGCCGATGAACGTCCCCGGGGTCGGCGCGCTGTCGGGCGCCTGCAAAGCAAAGTCCACGTTCATCGAAATGACATAGCCCGGGTCCGCGTTGCTCAAGAAATTCACCCGGCACATCAGCGCCTGTTTGAGCGTGGTCGGGTTGCCGAAGTAGGAGAAAGCGGGCGTGAGGCGCGCGCGAATCTCATGGGCCCCGGTGCCGTTGAGGAGCATTCCGTCATTCGGGCCATCGAGCACACGCAATACGCGCCCGTCACTCGTGCCCGCGTAAATCTCGTTGAGCCGTTTGCCGAACGTGGTTGCGGGCACGTCGAGGAGCCGGGACCATGCGAGGTTGTGCTCCTGAAAAACGTATTGGATGAACTCACCGCTCACCGTCTGCGGGCGCGCGATGTGAATCAACGCCTTGACGGGGATGTGCATCAACTCCCACCCGACGAGGCTGGCGGTGACGCTGAAATCGCGATTGAGCACGTCCTGCAGCTTCTGCAGTTGCTGGAAATACTCGGTGCCGCTCGTGAGGAGCGAGTCAATGCCGCCCTGCACGATTTGCGTGACGGGGATCACCCCGAACACCGTAAGCACAAACACGTTCCCGCCCGACTCGGTGAAGCAGCGCCGGCCCACCGGGGGCTGGCCGATGTACCACGTGCCCACGTTCTCGAACTCGGCACTCGTCGGGTCGATGCCCTGATAAATGAGCAAGTCGCCCGAGCTGCCGAGCACCACAAGCCTATCGTCTGTGCCCTCGCCCGCGTCCTGCGTCCAGTTCGCGAGGGCGAGCAGCATGCCGCCGTGACGCATCAACGGGCCAAAGTCGAACTTCACCGCAGCGCCGCCAACTTGGCCGACGGGGAGAATCCATGCGGCCGCCTTGCCGCGCTCGACGAACATCAAGCGCTTTTTGAAGGCGCAAACCTGCACGAACTTCGAGGGGTCAACGCCGGTGATGAAGCCGGGGCCGGGGCCGCCGATGCTGCTCATCTTCATCCAGCTAACGCCGTTGTATAGAAAACCGCCGTCCACCTCGCTGCACGCAATGAGGTACTGCCCCGCGTCAGTTGTGAACTGCACGCACGACATGCGGCCGGCGAAGATGGCATTGCTCAGGGCAATCTCGGGCGCTACAGCGTTGAAATCACCCCCGCCCTCAATGTCGAAGATGCCCGCATCCGTCACCGCGAAGAGCTGCGAGAGCGCGAGCGGCGATGTCGTCGAGAGCAGCGGCGAGCCCTCGTAACTCATCACGGTTCGCAGCGCGCCGCCGAGGTTCGTTGCGTATTCGCGCCACCCCTCGCGCACCGCCACGCCCAAATCAGTGGAGATGAAGTTATCCATCTCAATGGCATCCGTCTCGGGCATCGCGGCAATCGCGCCCGTGGTGTTCAGCCCATGCACCGGTGGCACATTGGTTTGCAACACGTGCAGGAGTCGCTGCGGCGCGAGCATCATCAAACCCCGTAGCCGGTGTCCGGCACGTTGAATTGCGTTGTGAGCAGCGGATACGTGTCGGCGATGACGGTCTGCAGCACCGGCGCATCCGAGTCGGCGCAAATCGCCGCTTCGAGCATCTTTTGATACACCGTTGCAATCGAGGTGGTATCGAATCCCTTCGCGGTCATAAAGGCGAGCTGTACCGCCGTGACCATCAATTCGGGATCAAAGAGCACCATGTCTCCATCCTCGGTC